CAACCAACTTAGGGGATTTAGATTTTTCCGCCGCTTCCGTCATAAAACTAAGAATCATATTTATTTGATCTTGTTTCGAACTTAACTGGCTAGCCACACCATCGGAATAATATCCGATGTGTGGGCGATTCCAGCTTAGCCGAGCAAACCTGTGAGTGTATTCTTCATACGACTCATCTAAAATAGTGCCATATCGACACACAATCATGTGTCTACCTTTATCCCTTGGGGAAGTTTTTATCTTCCAAGCCTCTAGTAACTCCACATACTCCGCGTATTCTGTTTGGGTATCTATCTTATTTTTAGAAATAAACTGGCTGTCCAATCTTACGCTGGAGGTTTTGTACTTTTTAAAATAGACTTCCTCAAATGCAGGGTATTTGGCAAACAAAATATCCTTGCGCATAAAAGTTGTCTGATATTTGCAAGTAGGGTCGCCGTACATAGCGTCTAAATTGTGTACATAAAGGTCAGGAGGTAGTATTTTCTCAAACTTTACCTGCTTGCATGCTAAATCTGCATATACTTTTATCTCACAGTCACCATGAACTAAGGCTTGCTTCACAAATTGCGCCCAATTCTTAAACACTCCTCCTTGCTTCATTACCATATAAATGGCCTTGTCTAGCCTATGAGCCATTAACCTATCACAGATATCCCCACCTTCTGTGATTAAGGTAGCTTTTGGGGGATTTAAACAAGCTTTGGCCACCAGTGTATCTATTACCGATTTAACTACATTATAATTTACGCGGTACTTCTCGCGCATCTTGTTCTTAGCCCGTAGATAATTGTAACTTGTAGAGGTGTAAAACCCCAAATTAGACAATTGAGGAAGACCCGAATACAACTTTAGGTACCTTGTATGCTCTTCAAGCCGAAAATCACCCTCTGATATTTTAATTAATGCACTAATAAGCTCTCTGCGCGCCGTATCCTCATCTTCGATTAGATACCATGGCGTTACTAATAATCGCTCGTTGCCCAGCTGCTCCATAAATCTACCTCACCATCATAATAATTTGTTTCAGTTTGCTTGTCCCTTGATAATCTGTTTTGTCTTTCCAAGTCTGACTGGTACTTCCGCGAGCTTTTATCTGTGAGATCCACTACTACTTCCTTATACCAATACTGACGACACTGTAGATATGCATATAATGCTGCATCGCAAAGGTGATTAGCCGCTCTAGGGTCTTCGACAACCTTGCCATTCTCCCCAGCATTAAACCTATACTTTCTTTTGAGCTGCAACATTTCTATTGCCCACTCCGATCCTTCTAAACACTTTATCCTCCCTCTTTGCAAGTCCGTATTCAATAATCGGATATGCTCAAACTTTCCGTACTTATCTGCACTAATCAGTTGCAAATGGTACCGATTTTCAATAGTCTGAATACCTTGGGCATTTGCACTGTCAACAACGGTCTGAAATATCTGCGGATACCGCTCTCGTAACTCCATTACTTTCATGGCCACTTCGTCCAAGTCCATTTTGGATGCTTTAAATGAATGCAGCTCATGTAATAGAGGGCTACTATCACTCCAGCCTAGAACAACAAAGGCGGACTCATCTTGCCACCCAAGGTCTACCCCTAATATGGCATGCTCTATAATAGTCGGAGGATCCCCTATGTTTTTTGCAGGGTCGAACCTATAGATAAGATTTTCAGTGTCTATGAAGTACTCGCCTAGCCATTCTTGATGGTATTCAGGAGTTAATATGAACTCTGGATTCAGTGCTATAATTTCTTCCAACTCCTGTCTAAATATGTCGCACATCAACAGCCCTTTGGTGGACTCGTGGGTGCTTACTCCGATGTTATCTTTCCATGACCATTTGTGGAGCTCCCAAGGTAATTTCTGCCTTACATCTGTACAGTTGACCTCATAAAAGAAGCCCATCCGCACATCACCGGGAGTCCCTATCATCTTAATCCGCCCCCTTCTCTCCGCAACCGTGATGTACAGACGCTTGTAAACTAAGTCTGAAATGTTTCCTCGAAACGATTGCACTTCATCCAAAATAACTAGGTCATACGGTTCGCCTAGAACTTTATCCATTTCTTTATCTGTGGAATCGAACCCTGTAAGCTTTATTTTAGCCCCATTCTTAAAGAAGATCTCCATTCGCACGTCGTCAGTTTTATAATCAGCCCCCTCAAAAGTTGTCAAGTCCCCCCTAAGGCAAGGTCTCAGGCCGCATCTGGATATCTCACGCAATAAGGATTTCCAGCAAATTGCGCGTGCCTTATCTTTCGTGATAGTACCGTAGAGTACGTTAGCGTTAGGCACATCCAACGCAGTTGCTAGCATTTCTATCTTTGCGCCTTCTGACTTACCAGCACGACGGGTGCATAAGGCACTGCTTAGCTTAGCCTTAGAAAGCCAAAACTTTGCCTGCACATTAAACATTCTAGTTCGCAGCTCCTCTGCGCACTCCTTAAACTTATCCTTAACAGAGTCCACGGCCTTATCATACCGCTGCTTATCCTCTTCCAGTTGTCTACTCTGTCTGATAATTCTGTCATAATCCGCAAAGGACGGAAGAAGTCCGCTCATTTTCTATAGCTCCCTTTTTATGACATCAAAAAATCTGACTTGAGGCTTAATACCCATCTTCTTGAAGAAAATGTTGAGGTCGGGGGATTTCACGGGTACCTCTACAGAGTCTATCACTAAGTCAATAGTCGCCTGTAATAATCGTCGACCCACTCCCTGCTTCTGACTATGCTTTTTGACGTAGATGTAGCGAAGACGAGGCACTATGGTGTCCTCTGCAATACAGAAGCCTACAAAAGATTTAGCATCTTGAATATCTACGGCCACAGAAATTTTAAATGCCCCGAAATTTTGTAAGATTTCTGCAAGTAGCAATTTCCGTTTTTGCTGGTCTGCATCGTAAAGTATACCGTATTTTAGACTAGAAGTGAGGTAGCCTTTCACGAAGTTATGGTGAATTTCCTTGTCGTACCTTAGTATTATTATATTCATTTTACCTTCTCTGGGATCGACTTCTTATTTGATTGAGGGTCTAAGTATACCATTAAATCTTTGCTAGTCACTTCCAATAAAGGCGAAGGCTCGTAAGTGTGCCACCTATCAGGAAATCGGGACGCTAGTAACTTAGCCGCAGAAGCAGGATGTTGCTTGGCTTTGCGAATAAGGTCTATTTCAAAGGACGCCTCCCCTTTTTGTAGCTCATGGTGAAATGTAAGCATCTCATTATCCCCTCTCATGGCTAGTTCTTTCCATTTGGCATAAGTTCCAGGATCGATCAGGTATATCTCCAAGCATCTGGTTAGGGGTATTCCCTCTTTGACCAGTCGTAAAATTTCCGCCTTCAGACCCTCGCAAGGCCTAAAATTCTTTTTAAAGCAGCTGTGTAAGTATTCAGTGCATTTGATGTTGCCAGTCATTACTCTCCCCTTCTCTCCCTCGTCCTGCTTATTCTATTAAAATACAGCAAACTTTGCTAGTAAAAATTAAAAAATTAGCTCTTAAAGAATTATTGCATTCATGTGATTATAAGCTCTTACCACATATGATTATGATACATACCGTCAGTTCTGTCAAAAAAAAATCTTGACAAGGGAGGTACTCGGTGGTATAGGTGGTCTACGGTTGCTACCACGAGAGAGTAGTAGTTCCTCATCCTAGGCGGTCATTTAGTGCGGCCAGAAAAGGATGGGGGAGGTCACAGCAGCATTGGGCTGGATGACTAACAAGCCACCCATCCACGGGTTCGGAGTCTGCTTCCACTGGAGGCAGTTTTTTTTGAACTTGTGTGTATCTGGTGGCTATTGGTCGTGGGAAAATTCAAAATTGCGGCGTTACTTTATTTTTAAGATTGCCTCTCACTGGTCAGTGAGTGACTATCTGTATCAGTGCTTACAGGGGGGCGGTTATGGGATTTGACTATAGGAAGAATAGCAGTGACGGGTGTCCAAATATTTTGTGGTTGCCTTGCGCGAGACTAGTACTGTATAGGTAAGTACCTGATATTATTGGCTAAGGTTCAGGGATGTGTCCAAATATTTTGTGGGCTTGTGCTGATATTTAACCTCTTAGCCCCCCCTATGTCTATAGCTATACCTAAGACTATAGCTTAGACATACCCTTATTTATAGCTAATATCTACCCCCTAACTATAGACTTATCCTTATTTTACGCTAATAACTCTAAATAGCCATTAATCTGTCCCTGTCTTACTTGTTCGAGTTGTGTCACACTCAAAACCCCCTCTAGAAAGCGTTTAAAAGCCTGTGGCTGCAATCCGCGCCTCTTTAAGCCATCAATACGCATATACTATTCCCCCTACGCTTAAAATCGATTTAAATGCGTCTCATGCCTTGTATTACAAGTTGTAAGGTGTCATCAGGTTATAACCTGATGATTTCTATAGATAATTCACAAATGGATAGTGTACCGATGTAGGCAAATTCCACATAAGGTATATTATGTGGAATCGATGAGGTGGTTGATGGCTGATTTTTCGAAAGTGAGCCAATCGAATTAAAGTAACAAAAATTATCAAAATATCAAGGAGTGAAAAATAGGGGGGTTTGGAGATATCGTTTTCCACAAAAAAAAAATTTTTTTTTTTTTTTTTTTGAAGCGACAATATTTTCCCACCCTCTCTCTTTTCTTATTTTATATTCCGCGTAAGAAAATAGAAAAAAGAAAAAGAAAATTACTATAAACTTTTTCCGCGACCTTGTCAGTTAGCCGCTATTTCCCTGCTAATTACCTCATATTTCCGCACAAAACGAGAATATTTGACCCACAACAAGCTCACACATGGGGACTACGCTCCACCTCATGACGAGAGGTTTTTACAGCTATTTTTTAGGAGAATTAACTTGTCATCAGGAATCATGCACCAACGAAAAAAAGCCACTCTGCGGACGATTTCC